GTCGATCGTATTCCAGTATGTGAGAAAGTCTAGGCAGTCACACTGCGGGTCCAACCATAAAGGTCTACCGCAAATCAAGAACTAAACCGCATGCTGCTTAGTTTAATTACAAAACCACATCTGAAATATTTAAAAATTGCTGAAATATGTTCAGCCACATGCACGAGTTTAACCTCGTGACTACTCAATTTTATAAGCTTCTGAGCTAGAAGCTATTGACTCAATAATTACAGAGTCTACCACAATAGTGGAATTTAAACCGTATTAGCATTAAGGGCAGGAAATCCCAAAAACCACACAAAATGTCCATCGTCCGAAGAACCGCTACAAGCTGTAACGTTCAACTGATGACTATGAACAGTAGGTGTATATAAAGGAGTTGTCATGTCAATAAAGTTAATATACGAAGTAGTGCCAATTCTGGTTGGATAAAAATCCAACGGCAAAAGTGAAGGAGCTACAAAATCTAAATTTGGCGAAAGACCACGGTTACCCATGGTAAAAGCATAAGCGCTTTGGTAAGCATTAATGTAATCAGGTCCAATTTCCGAAGTAGCCACAGCAGCCGTAAAGCTTGTGAGGTCATTAGGGTTATTAGAACAAAAATAATGCGGTAAGATGATATTTTCTGAAATACCTTGCGTATCAGCAACATGATATTTCCAACGAAGACCACCTCGATACCCAAGGAATGCTTTCGCATAATAGGTTAAGTAGTTATCTCCAGCAACCCAATTTGTACCCTGATCCGCAAACCAAAGTCCGCGAGGTATATTGGGAAGAGCCGTAACAATACCATTATTAGCAAAAGTAGTAGCAATTACTGGTTGCGCAGTATAAAACGTAGCAACCTTCGATGTCAATTCTTTAATGGAGTTATAACACTCTCCAAACGACTTCAACTCAGCGAAAGACAAATCAGTCTTAGGGCCAAAAGAAACCGTATTAACAGGAGTAAACTCCGAAGACAAAAACGTAACAAGCTTTGAATCACTAGGCAGAAACTGGACAAATTCAGGATCAGGAGCAGCTTTAACAATATTCTTTGAAGAAGTATAAACGTTAAAGTTGATACCATCAGTCGAACCGTTAGTAGTAACAGGGTTAACTACAAACAGATAGATCTTTCCATTTTGTCCCGCAACTACGGAAGTAGTGATATCTCCAATTCCATTAGCAATAAGCCATGGAATCGGTTGCTTGTACGGAATTTCGACATCAACAGTCGTATTACCACTAATGTACAAAGTAACGTTTTGCAAAACCTGTAATGCATTTGGTAAAGAGGGTGGCCCTGATCCAGGAGGATCTGGGTCCCAACAAATCAAAACAGTGCAACGATGAAAAACAGACGCAACAAATTCAAAAGTAAATGTAATATCACCTGACCAGTAGAAAAATGGCTGAAGAACCCCAGCTAAAGGAGTAACTTCCCAAATATTCGTACTGACCAACCTACCAAGGGCAGGATCAACGGGAATAGTAACATTAAGTGAACCTTCAGCGCTAGAAAGAGGAATATTGCCTTGATAGACAAGTCCTTTAATAGTGCACAGATGTGCGAACGACATTTCAGAAGGATTATATCCAACCAAACTAGGAGATATTCCAACAGAGGTAGACTGTGAAGCAGCCAAAACCAAAGCAGTGGAAGTTCCATCATTTTGTGAATAATTATCAACGAAACGATTGAGCACAAAAGTAGTATTATCAACAATCTGAGGTTTAGAATAACCTAGCCAAGACAAAAGATGCCCAGCAGAAGTAGATACTTTAGAAAAGAGAGTAAGCCCAGGGCCTGCCTCAGGAAAAGCAATAGACAACAACGGAGCATACTTTCCAACATTCTTAGCAAAGTTACTCAAAAGACCTCCAGATTTTTCAGTCTCAAACTCACTACTCAAAAAAGTCAAACCCTCAAACTTAGGGTCAACTAACGACATATATACGCATATGCCAGCGGTAGCGGCAACAGCAGTGCCACTGGTCAAAGGATTGTAAGGGAGTATTGTCATAGTGTAAGAGCCAAAATTATAATTATTTCCGGCTAAGGAATAATAATTATTAGGCGTACACACGGGCAAATCAATCTCATAAGCTTCGGACTTTGAGGGATCAACGACAAGATGTGGAACGATTTTAGCGTTCGTATAATTAATCGTCTGATACCCAAAAGAAGTAGCTCCATAAGGTCCCATACCCACATAAGGAGTAAAGGCAAATACAATCTGACCAGCAGCAAAAGGTTGCCCCTGAATCACCACCTTAATTTTAATCTTGGCATGCAGATAGTAAAAATTAGCTATCTTATTGCCCATAGGAGTGCCCGAAACAGTAGAAAGGTATGTTTGAATCAAATCATTAAATTCAACCACACCAGACGACGACGTCCAGGTATTATGATAAATCAAAACGGGGTGGTCAACAAACTGAGTGAAATCTGACTTCGTCAAATTTCCAGGCTCAGAGCGAAATAAATTCGCTTTTTTACTCATAACGTCATCTTGGAGGACGCGCGCATTATCACCTAATGCGACTTCAATTGTAGGATTATCATTTTTGTTAAACTCTGCAACTTAATAAATACATCACCGACGATAAGTCAACGTTCGGTGGGGAAGATCTTTCAAAAACAGATCATCAGCAGGGTCGTGGTTCGAAACAGCGAAAGAGTTCCAAAAACAAATTCTTACCACCATGCATAACTGATGTAGCATTTTGCTAACGCGGTATACCAACCTCGGCCTTCACAGGCTTGTGTAGTTTAACGTCTTCGGACGGTACGCTAAGGATTAACAATCAAAGGTAGAAAATCTCTCCTCAGTATACTCAAGCATAAGACTATCAAAGTCTAACATCTTGACATCTATATCTGTCGCCAAAGAGGCGACCTTCAGTTCACTCTGGAACTGGAAAAAGAACTCTTTCCCATGAAGGAAAGCTTCTCGTTGCGCATTAAGAGCAACATCAACTAAACGTTGAACAGGTGTAACTCCAATCTTCTTATCTTCAAAACATAAAGCCTTGTAGATAGAATCTTTATCGAGGGGAGCAACATATCCATTAAGGAGTTCACTAAAAACGAACTTTCTCTTAACGAATTGCAATTCACTTGGATCGACAAAAGCCGACATATTAGCATCTTTCTTTGCCGTAGTAACATCATAGCCCCACTTCTTATAAAGCGGAGCAATAGTTAAGAGGTTAAAGAGGTGCGAAATACTCTTAGCAACACCAGAAGCGTTATCATCTCCAACGGTTCCTACACGAACAAACTTTTGAAAGTTGCCTTTAGAAACATCTTCAACAAGAGTATCAAAAGCCATTCTCATAAGAATACTATTCTCAACCGAGTTAAAAAACAAAGTCAAGATCCATCCACTAGACAGACCTCCATATTTTAAAAACCAGGTTAAAATGTATCTCATAAATTGAATAGATCCACTTCTAACACAAATGTAAACAGAAAACGCAGCTTTAACTGTATATCCCAAACGAAGAGACAACTTAAACATGAAGTAAGCAATAACACGATAAACTCCCAAATTATGGGAGGAATCGAAACACTTAAAATCCATATCAAGTTGAAGGAAGTCCTCATGCAAAATCCAAGTGGCAAATTCATCCCACTGTTTAGATCCAGCATTCATACCTCCATAACACTCAGTACGCTTAGGATACATCAAAAATAAGACAACAATAGAAATAGTCATCATTCTAGTAGGAAGATTAAATTCAGCTTCTAAGTTCGTAAACAAACGAACTTTATAGTCATCTAATTTCTCAGTAGTTCTAATTTCATCTTTCGCAACATATTCTGCACGAGGAATCGTCAAAATTCCTTTTTCCCACTTATCCAAAGTGGTTTGAATACGTTCTTTAACGCCTTCATCAAATCTATATTTTCCAGGTTCATACTCAACAAACATATCATACTTGTTCTTAATACCCGCCTCACGGCAAGTAATACCACAAGAAGTCTTAAAACAAATTCTAGATATGCCTAATTCAGCAACACCAAAAAACGCTTCCGTCAACTTAACGGGTGTAGCTCTGATTTTCATCTCATCAACAAACGACTGAGGAAAACAATCCTCAAGATAAGAATCAGCAGCTTTTATACCAAGCTCAACAGGAAAATCAGCACCTTTGCCAAATCCTTCCATCGTATGCTGAAAAGCACTTTTATAAATACCATCCTTGGTCAGTCCGGAAACTTTCTTTGCATAATCAAATCCCTTCGACAACTTCGAATAGAAATGGTCATACCAACGAGAACGTCTCTTAGAACTTCTAAAATGGTTAGTTGCACCGGGTTCAGTACCTAGCACATCCAAAAAAGGACTTTCAACATTTCGAACATCAGAATGTTCATCAACAGCAATAACTTGAAAATTTCCACCGAGCAACGAACAATCGTTCACAATCGGTTCATCTAGAGGTTTAACCATTCGGCTAAAAACCTCTTGACAAGCCAATGTAGCACCAACTCTCGTCCAATTACCGTTATCCACAGAACTATTAAGTCCGTAATAAACAAAACCGATAATTCCTACACCAGAATGAAATCTTCCAAGCAACACGGACATACAGTCCCCAGCCACTAAAGAATCATTCCATTCTAAAGAATCATAACTTCTATCCAAGAAGCGTCTATTTATAGGACTAGCCACAGCCTTGTGACTTCCAGTAGAAGAAACCCTAGTAACATCAATCTGATATTTAACGGGGTCCTTAGGGAAATAGTTCATCAAGCTTCGACAAACGAACGGCATATTATGCCTAAACATAACCCACTCAACGGTGGGATCAGATATCATATCTTTTACAAAAAAGGAATGAGGCCAAGCTTTTGGAAAAAGCGTGAACTTATGACACCGAGGGGCACCATTTTCATCAAACAAGTAATGTCTATTAATCGCAAAGAAATCATTAGAAAGAAGTAAAAATTGTATTTGACATCTTTCCTTAGATTCACCTTCAAGTAACAAATAACATCGCTGTAATTGATTACGAACAATAGTCTCAAGAGCATCCATGGAAGTACCAAGCGTCATTAAATCGACCCGATTCATAACACTTTCAGTCTTTCCCCACTCTCTCCTTTTAATCTCAGGAAAATTAGCTTCTTGTCTATAATTAGTAACAATCATACTGTCCGGATCAACATCTTTCTCGTAAATAGGATTCGCGAGACCGTCAATCTTAACATTTCTCTTAATCATATACTTAATAAACATAGCAGCGCCACCAGCGCCACACAACATCAAAAGAAGCTTAAGCTTTTGTCTACACCAAAGAACAAACCTTAAATAATACTCTTTGGCTAACAATTCACAACGTCTAATAGGGTCCAATTCCATGAACTCATTAACTTTCGATACAATTTGAACAACCTTCAAAGCAGTAGATTCTAGCATCTCTTCCGTACAATAATTCGTCAAATTCGACGAAATTATCATAATAAGAAAAGTAGTAAGAACAACCAAGGTATATCCACACAGAAATGACACAAAAGCCAGAACTGTAGAGGCGCTATAAGCTAGCACCTTCTTGTTCATCAAAAAATGAGCCTTCGTAGCATACAACCTAACTTTTCTCGTCAATTTGTTCTGATTATTGTATTCTACAATAAAATCATCACATCTCAACAAGTTAGAAACCCACGAATCTTCGCCCCATTGAACACACTGTTCTTCGGGCAAATCAGTATCGACCATAGAAAGTCGCATACGATGCAGAGCAATAGAGCATCCGCAATCACAAAGGGCTTTCTTATTAAAGAAAAGCTCCTTCTCACGTTTAGCACGTTCATGATATTTCAACACTCGATCTCCCAAATACTCTAAATAACCATCAATTCGATAGTTCAATTGAGTAGGAAAGAAAGAAATGTGTCTATTAACACAACGCACATCTAGTATATTAAAATTCCAACTAGAATTACGTTCGCCAGGAGTCATTTTACTAAACTCCTTATGCTGCAAAGTCTTATTATCCGTTTTAACGGAAACATCAACCAAAACTCCATACTCTAATCGCCTCTGACACTTTTCAGTGGGTCCAGGGCAAACAAAACTGGCAGAATTACAAGTAATAATAACAAGAACAATGTCATTAAACATTTTTCCTTTATCATCAACAGCAGCACAACGAAAATCTAACGGAGCAGTATCAACCACTCTTTGAAGAATAACGTCCATCGGCATCAAATCTTTCATTGGAAAATCACTATAAATATCAGGAGCATCATTTATAACAAGATACTTAGCCGACTTATGCATTCCACTTGAAATGGGAAATTTGTCCCAGACATTATAATTAATAACATCACCAACAAATCTAGCCATATTCAAAAGAACAGCAACATAATCTATAGTATTCTCAATAAGAGTCGTCTTACCAACACCAGGCTCACCTTTCATCAAGATAACAATCGGAGGAGTCCTAACAGTCAAATCTTTCAACCGGACTTTAACGTCAGTAACATATTTACGCAACCCGTCAAGTTTACGATTAATTTCAGTACTGTTAACAGAATACAATCGATCATCAATCAATCGTTGAGCAAACGCATAATTCGACAACATCTGTTCTTCCGTCAAGGGTTTCTCAGCTTCATACAAAAATTTTGTCGCTTCAACGACGAAATAAACGTCTCTAGGAAGATCGAAAAAATCTCTCCAAGACCCGGTTTCATAAACCCTCTGAAATCCACAGAAAACACCTTTAATAACACTAAAAAAAACAGTTAACGGTTCAGCAGCA